TGGACTTCGCGGCCTTGTTGACCAGGGCATAGACATGGGCCGGGTTGTTCTCGTCGTACTCGACCACGCGCCCGTCCGGGCTCTTGAGCACCACAACGTCAGACCAGCGGCGGTACCAAAGCTCGGTCAGGCAAACCTCTTTGCTGACGGGGTTGTGCCAACGGTCCTCCATGGTGGTCCATTCCCGAGCCACGTTCCAGGCCCGCGACAGGCCCGTGCTCGCGCCCGCGTCCATGGTGTCGTACCCGCTCCACCAGTTGACGCCCGCGCGCCCGAACTGACGCACAAGCTCCTTGTGCTCCGGGAAGACGCGCGCGATGCGAGAAGGATGCATCCAGCGCTGGCGCCGCAGCCAACGCGCATCGCTGAGGTCGGGCTTGATGGAAGACCAGTCCCAATGGATCTCATTGCGGTGAATGGCCAGGCACTGGTAGGGGTAGCCAAAGGGATCATCGGACCGGCTGACCTCAGCCCAGCCAATGCCCACGCCAATCTGGGGGTAGAAGGCATCGCTGCAGGCGTCGTCTGCCTTGGCATTGCGCTCAGCCTCGTTCAACTTGAAGTTGATGGCGTCGGCCACATCCTGGCCGCCCGGCTGGCCATTCGGGGTCACGCGCCAGTCCGTCCGTGTGGACTTCTCGTAGCCCCGGATCCCCTCCAGGCTGCCCGCGATCAGGTTCTCGCGCACGACTGGTATGCCCTGGGACTTCATGTGCCGAATCAGCTCCGTCTCCAGCTGGTTGCCGTCGGCATAGTCCATCTCACGGTCGGCCGTGCGGCGCCAGGCCCGGGGCTGGGCATCTATCTCTTCGTGAATGGACCGATATTCGGCAAGGGTCAGGGGCACATCGCCGTCGGGCGTGTCCACGGGGTCAATTTCTGCGTAGTTCTGGGCGGTGCTCATGGTGTCGTCCTCAGTAATAGACCGGGGCTGGCGCCTCTTGGTATTCGCCGATGGCGGCATTCGTCATCAGATCCACTGCCTGGCCGATGTAGCGGAACATGTCCGCGCCGTGGCTGAACTCGTCATGCATGGGGCCCATGGGCTCGTCCGTCTTCTGGTGGATGTCCCGCCGATACCGCCGCAGGCACTCGATCAGCCGCGCGGTCTTGGTCTCGTCGAAATAGCAGCGGGGGAAGATCATTCGCGCGCCCTTGATGCCCTCTTCCACGTTCATCGCGCTCAGCACCACAACGCTGCGCCGTCCCATGGCCGTGAGCTGCTGCTGAGTGCTCTTGCCGGTCTGGAAGTTCTTGGTGCGGCCGTCGTGCGGCAGAAAGTCAGTGCCCCAACGGAACGAGCGCTTCTCGATCTGGGCCACATACCAGTCCAGGGTCCGATGGCTGTCCTCGATGTAGTCGATGACACGCAGGTCCTGCGGCCCGCGCTGCACAAAGCCAATGGTCATGGCGTCATTCCAGCCCAGGTCCCAGATCGTGTGCACCGGCAAAGTCGGGTCGTACGGCACGGGGCAGATCCGCTTTTGCTCGTACAGGGCCTCGATCTCGTGACGGTAGATGGACCCCGCCGACACGCGGCGCGGCTTCCCTTCCCAGATATGGGGGTAGTCTTCGGGATTGGTGGCTCTGTACTTGCGGCGCTCCTGGTCCAGTACAGCCGGAAACCATGGGTTGTCGCGCCAGTTGATCTCGCAGACCCAGGTGTCCGGGCTGGGCTTGTCGATGAAACGGACATAGGTCTCGTCCGTGTCCATGTCCGGATTCAGGGTCATCCAGATCTCGGAGCCCTCCTTGCGAATGGTCGGAATCAGCACATCCCAGGACTTCTTGCTCACGCCGTGGGCTTCTTCCACCCACACGAGATCCACGCCCTCAAAGGACTTGATCGAGTCCACGGTGTGGCTCTGCAGGCCGGTGAACAGGAACAGCGAGCCGTTGGCGCCGCGAATCTCGGTATCGAGCACTTCGAAGAAGGACTCCAGTCCCATTCGAACAATGGCATCCTTCAACAGGCGGTGCACCGAATCGCGCATCGACTTCTGGACTTCGCGCGCGCACAGCACACGCAGAGGCCTGTCTGCCGCCATAACCAGCAGCACCGAAGCCACGGACCAAGACTTGGCGCCGCCCCGGCCGCCGTGCATCACCTTGTAGCGGCGAGGCAGCCAGATGTCACGGAGCTTCTCGGGCAACTGCAGGAGCGCATGCGGGGCATCAATCATCGCCGTCCTCCTGCCGCACAGGCGGCTTCACGAACTCCACGGTGACACGAGGAGGAGCGCCATCGCCATTGGGCCCTTGCCCAGGCCCTGTCTTCGGGTCCATGCCGAATGCCTGCCGCTCCATGTCCACCAGGATGCGCAGGGACTCGGCCAGGGTCTTCATGGACTTGCCACGCTCAGGCAGGCTGATGACCTTCATGTACAGGTCATTGAGCTTGTCCTGGCCGTTGTCGTCGGGCTGGCGCATCAGCTCGCCCAGTTCCTCGAGGAGTGCAACGTTCTCGGCACCGACCATCCGCTCCAGTTCATCCATCAGGCAGTTTGTGACCCGCCGTGCACGATGGATGTCGCGGCGATGGGCCAGGCGGATGTCGGCCACAGCCTGGGCGTTGGCATCGATGACGGCGCGTTCCCGAAGCTTGGTATCCATGGATACCTGGCTGGATACCGCCTCCCTGGATACCAAGGCATCAGCCTTGGCCTGGATCTTTACACCCAGGTCGCGCTCCCATCCATCACGCTTGGCGCGCTTGTTGATAGCACCATGGGTGATGCCGTTCTCGTCGGCGATCTGGCGGAGGGTCTTGATGCCGGCCCGGTAATCCAGCTCGATACGCTCCCAGTCGGCCGGGGCGCTGGTCGCCGCGCGGCTGGCAGGCGACGCAGCGCCTGCGGCCGATTTCGCAGCCGTAGGCTTCTTGGGTAGAGGTTTCTTTGGAGGCTCGGACTTGCCGGCAGGACGTTGGGCCATGGCCGGAAGTGTTCCGGCATGGCCTAGGGCCGTCGAACCCTAGCCGGGGTGACGCATCACCCCAACGGCTACCTGCCGAAATTCAGACCAGCAGCTGGTCCTGCATCAGCAGATCGCCCTGGCGCGGGTCAGCCTTGCGCTGGACCTTCAGCGCTTCCACCTTGCGCTCAAGCGCTCTCCGTTTTGCCACCTCCTCCAGCAGTTGGTCCTGCAGCTCAGTGACGCGCGCCAGGGCCGTGTGCTCGAGCGCGATGCCGGCATAGGCTTGGCCCACCATCCCGCCTTCGGTCCTGCTGAAGTGGACTACATGCTCTCCGATTTCCAGGATGGATCGCCCATCGGTCAGGTGCGTGACCGTCACAGCGCGCGCTGGACCATGCTGGTGCACAGGGCGATAGCACTGCTTCACCGCCGAAATCATCCCCTCGCCGCGCAGCACCTTGATGCGGTCGTCCACGGTGGTGAGGTTCAGGCCCGTCATCTTGTGGATGCGGTCGCGCGTGGGCTCTTCCCCGGCCTCATGCAGCTGGCGGATCGCTTCGTAGACCTGCGTTAGCGTGGGTACGGCCTCGACCGCGCCAGTGTCCGGATTGCCGCCGGCTGTCTTGTGGATGGTGCTGGTGGTGGCTTGGTTCATGCGGTTTCACTCCAGAGGGGCAGGCGTTTTGGCCATTGGCCGGATTCGAGGATGGTGTGGCGGGTGATGCGGCCCCATTCGAGGCCGTAGTCCCGATGGGCTTCGCGGCCGCCATCAACAAGGCGGTATTGGTCGTATGGGATGTGACAGCCTTCAATGCCTGGGCGAGCGCAGCAGAGCGGGAAGCCTGTGCGGTCATCTGTCTTCAGGCCCATGCCCTTGCCGAGGTTCAGGTGCGCGTGCTGGGAGAACCCGCAGACGCCGCACCACATGCACGGGAGCGCGGCGACGGCGCGGCGGTAGGCCTCGCATTCGAGAAGCTCAGCCTTGGGCACGACCAAGCCCGTGCTGGCCGCGCCCATCACTACGACGCTGGCGCACACCATGCCGGCAGTCGCGCGGGCACTGTCCATGGCGCGGGCCGCGCGCTGCGCCAGAAGGTCCTCGCGGTCCTCAACCTGGGCGGCGGATGGCAGCCGGCGGCCAAAGCTGCGGCGGGGCCAGGTGCTCCGGTTCTGGATCATCGGATGTCGCCCTCCAGGCCCACATCCACGAGGAAGCCGTGGTCGCCCATCACGCAGACGCGCGTCGGGCCGTACTGCTCCAGACGGCAGCAGCGGTTTTCCGACCAGACGGAGAAGCGGTAGCGGCCCAGGGCATCGGGGCCTTCGATGCGCTCACGCATCGCGGCGCCCCGCCACAGGGGCGGGTGTTGGGACGCGGCGCGCACGGGGCCACGCTGGCCACGGCGCGGAAGGTCTGGGCGGAAATCAAGCATGTGCACCGCCCTCCCCTGCGCAGGCGTCGAAGTCCTGCACCTCCATGCCCAGGTCCAGGGCCAAGCCGTGCTCCACGCGCGCGCCCTTGGAGCCGCGCCAGCCGGGCAGCATGTAGACCGCATCGCACTTGCACAGCTGCGGCAGAGCCAAGCGCATGTAGCCGGCCCAGCTGCCGCACGCTGGCGCGGGGTTCTCGGCCGGGTTCTCGACGTGGTGGCCCTGGGCGCGCAGCGTGGCGGCGGCTCGGTTGAAGGCCGGGTAGTTGAAGTCGGGCAGGCCTGTCATCGGGCCGGCGATGTAGATGCGCTTCATGGCCGTGCCCTCCGGAAGGACCACGCGATCATGGCGGCGTCACGCTGGTGCTGATTGCTGCGGCCGGCCCAGCCGGTCAGGCGGCTGAAGGTGGCGGCATCGATCTTGGCGCCGTGGGCGCCGCCGGCCTTCGCGCTGGGCGGCATGCCGTGGCATGGGATGCCCAGCGCCGCGCACAGGCCAACGATGAGCTTGCACCAGGCGTCGATCTCGCCGACGTTGCGGGCGATCTTCTTGCGGGCACCGTCGCTGCCGTTGGCTGTCCAGGTGCGGCGCGCGGCGCGGCTATCTTCGAAGATGACCAGCGTGGGCCGGCGCTCCTGCAGCACCAGGGCAATTTCTGCGGGCTCAATTTCCTCCAGCCCCTGCAGCTGGCCGTCTACGATCCAGGCCAGGCCCGTGTGTTTGCCCGGGTCCATGCCCAGCACCGTGATCGGGCCCTGGTGCCCAGCCGGCACCGTCACGCGCGGGGCGGCGGGCGCCATGCGAGCGCCTGCAGCTGCTGCACCACCTGCTGCTCGATGTCCACGAACAGCCGGGACTCGTCCCTGTCCAGCTCCCTGGCCCTGGCCTTGACGTACTCCCACCACCCGGGTTGCTGGGCCAGCTTGACGAGGTGCGCCACGGCTTCCCCGCTGAGATTGATTTGGTGTTGCTGCCATTGGTGTTCAGACGACGATGAATTCATGGGTGTCGCTGCCGTGGCTGTTGACCAGCAGCTCGCGCAGACGGCGTTCGGTGGCGCGGTGCGCGCGGATGAAGGTGCGGGCCGGGATCACCTCCAGCACCTGGCCGTAGGCCTCGCCGAACTCGACCAGGTGGCCCAGTTGCACTGCGTTCAGGCGCATCTCCTGGCCATGGCCGTGCTTGCGGCCCAGGTCAACCACGGCGGCCACCGCATCGGCAAACAGGCTCTGGGCCTCGGGCTCGGTGAAAACGCCCATGCCCAGCAGCGTTTCGGACAGGTTCGCGGCGTCGGCCAGGTCGCGCCAGTGCTGCACCGTCGGAACGGCGTAGCCCACGGCATGCACTGCGGCCAGGACTGCAGCAGCCATGGGTTCGCGCTTGCGCTGGTGCAGCGGCTGCCGTTCGCTCGCAGACAGCTCCTGCGCGAGCGAGTAGGCATAGGGCAGCGCCAGGTAGGCACGGGTAGCGGCCGGATGGATGGCGCTCATGGCTGGCTCCCCTGCTGGTGCTGCGCCACGGCGGCGGCTGTGCGGCGCTTGGCCTGCCCCACGCGCATCCGGCCTGCGCGGGCCTGGACCTGCACGGGCGTGAAGCGCGAGGCCTTGAGCGCAAATGCTTCGCGCAGGGTGGCCAGCTTGGACAGCACCTCACGCTTCGGGCCGCTGGGCATGGATTCGGGTGCCGGCAGCGCCAGGGCGGCGCGCGGTGCCGGCAGCTGCAGCTGTTCGCGCAGGTCATCAGTCAGGTCCTCCAGCCCGCCCGGCAGTCGGCCCGCCGTGATGGCTTCCTGCACGGCGCGCGTCCGGGCTTCGGGGTCGTGGCCAAGGCTGACCTGCACCACAGGGCGGCGACGCAGGGCACGGGCCTCGCCCGTGATCCGGCCGTAGGCCTCGATGAAGGCCTGCCGGGCGCCGAACTTGTCGCCAGCATCCAGCAGCGGCGCGGCCACGGCCCAGGCCTGGGCGATCTCATCGGTCCACACCACGGTGGCCTGCTGGTCAGCACTGGTCAGCGCCAGGCCATAGGCTTCGGCGGGCAGCATGCGGCCCATGGCGTGGTCCACGTACTGCAGCACGGTGCCAGTCAGGATCGGGCCGCGATGCTCGGCGCGGATGCGGGCCAGGGCCAGGCGCAGCACAGGCTTGTCGATGTGGGCGAGGTCTTCCGCCAGCAGCAGCAGTGCAGCAGGCCGGACCTGCTGGCCGCTCAGCTCCATCGTGGCGCCAAGTTCCTCCAGCAGCCAGTCGGTGTCGTGGTGGTCAGACATCGATCACCTCCCCCTCGCCTTGCCCGGCGCCCGGTGCCGCAGCCTGGGCAGAGCCTGCACGCTCACGCATCAGCCGCTTGGCTTCCTCGATGGCGCCCGCGTTCGCGCTCGTCTGGTCGGCCTGGCGGGCCTGCGTGCTGGTCATGCCTACGCCGGTCTGGCACTGCGTCGCCCACTTCTCAGCGTTCTGCTGCAGCAGGCGGACAGGGTGCATCTCCCGGACGATGAAGTCCTCCTGCACGCGGCGCACGTAGTGCACGGCAATGCGGGGGGCGATCTCGGCGCCGACGCGGTCGATGAAGTTGCAGATCTGGCCGCCCACGGTCTGGTTCCAGACGGGCCAGCTGCGGTACCGGCCCTCGTAGGCAATGGCGTAGGCGATCCAGGTCTTGTGGGACTTGGTGTCGGGGCCGGGGTAGCGCAGCTCTGCAGGGATCTCGTGGATTGTCCCGTTGGGGGCTGTGACACGCATCGGCTCAGCAGCAGCGTGGGGGGCTTCAGCCCCCGTCGCAATACTCTCTGCTGTAGTCTCTGAAGTAGTCTCTGTTGTAGTCTTACTTAGTTTAGATTGCGGGTTTCCTGCAGACCTGTTTGCAGCTTTCCCGCGAACCTGTTTGCGGGATTTCTGCGAACCTGCTTGCGGGGTTCCCGCATCCTTGATTGCAGGATTCCTGCAATCTTGTTTGCAGGGGGTCTCCAGGCCCTCCAACTGGCTCACCAGCGCATCGATGCTGACCCGGAAATACAGCTTGGCGGGGATGCCGCGGCGGGCCTCCTCCATGAGCCCCAGCGACAGCAGCTTCTTGCGGGCGGTCTCCTGCTCAGTGCGGCTGAGGCCTGTTTCATCCTCCCATTCCACCTGTGTCTTGAAGAACCAGCCGTCGTCGTCGGATCCACGGTTGGCCCAGTACACGGCCTGGGAGAGCATCAGCGCGCCAGTGATGCCGGCGCCAAGGTGCACAAAGGAACGCTGGAAGGCGATGGGCCGGTCCAGCATGGAAGCGAGGTTCATGCACGCTCCCCTTGCGCCAAGCGGGCTTGGTGCTGGCCCCACAGGCCGGCAATCCAATTCACGCCCTTGGGTGTGAACTTCGTGGCGTTGAAGGCGTGATCGTTGACATGGGCCACGCCCGTCTTCACGACAAAGCGGCCAGCATCGATGTGGCACTGGTGCGCAGTCCATTCGCCGCCCAGGCGGTACATGATCTTTTCGTCCTGCAGCCACGCGCGGAACTCGTGCTCGTTCGCGCCCAGCAGCTTGGCCACCTGCCGGAAGCCCTTCGCGCCGTTGGCGGCCACGTAGCGGTCCACGTACTCGGCCTTGGGCGCGGCCAGGGCCAGCGCCTCGGCCGTGCGCAGCTCGGATTCCTTGGCATCAGCCCAGGCGCGCGCAGCGGCCACAGGGTTGGAGAAATCAGGCAGCGCCGGGGCGGCCTGGGCCTCCAGCTCCTGCCAGCGGTCCACCAGTCGCGCGGTGAATTCGGGAGACAGCTGCGCCACCACGATATAGCTGTCGCGCTTGCACAGTTGGTAGACGCTCACGGTCTGGCCAAGATGGTTCCGGACTTCCTGCAACGCAGGGAGTTGGATCACGCCGCGCGCGCCCAGGCGCTCGATGGAGGTCTTCACGTTGTCGTGGCGGGACTCCACCAGCGCGGCGATTTCTTCGCTGCTCATGGTCAGCACGGCGGCGGAAATTGCAGTGATCGCGTTCATCGGGCAGGCCCTCCGAATTCGGGGGCCCCAAAGGGTCCTATGAGCGACTGCAGCCGGCTGGCAGACTGCTCCTCATGCATCAACTTCTCAGCCACCATCTGCCGATAGCTGCGCTCCCAGGTCATCACATAGATGGCATCGCGCAGCACCGTGGAGGTGTCCGTGCCCTTCAGCACGCAGTTGCGGCGGAACTGCTCGGCAGTGGACTCGTCCACCTTGGTCTTGAGCTGGATGTCCAGCTTGCCCAATGGGCCGGCAATGCCGCGCGCGAACATCGGCGCGCCAGCCTCTTCGTCCAGTTGGCCCTGGACACGCGCCAGTACGCGCTCGGCCTGGTCGTAGTCCAGGTTGGTCAGGGCCGCCTGGATCGCCTTGACTACGGCCGCTTCCGCGCGGCTCAAAGTTTCGTGGGTGTCACGCATGCGGGACTACTCCTGGGGTTGATTCTGGGAAAAGGTGCCCGCCGCCTCCCGGGGCAGAATGGAAGTTCCTACACAGCCATTCCAGAGAGGGGCGGACGAAAATGCTTTCTGAGCTTTCACAACTCATCCCCGTCGGTGGGGCGATCAAGAACATCGCGACCGCGCTTGTCCAAGAACGAGACCGCGAGAAACTTGCGGCCCTCAAGCTCGAGCTCACGGACAAAATCCTTGACCTCCAGACCAAGCTCCTTGAGGTACACGGCGCCGTCGTCTTGGAAGGTGAAAACCTGCGTCTCGCTAAGGAGCGCATCCGCGAGCTGGAAAGCAACGAGAGGGAAAAATCCCGCTACGAGCTTGCAGAACTTGGCGCCATCGGGAATGTCTTCGCGTATCGCCTGCGTCCGAAAAGCGAACTCACGGAACGACAGACCGAGCCCCCGCACTTCGTGTGCCAACCTTGCTTCGACAGCGGCAAGAAGGCGGTTTTGCTCATCAACACCGGCGAGGCCTTCTGCCCCTGTTGCCAACTCCGGGTCGCCCTGCAGGCTGGCAAGGGAAGAGCGCGCCTCAGCGCAGGTATCGGCTGAGGGCGGAACAGCCGCCCGTGCTGGCGCGACGTACGCTGCTTGCTTCCAACGGTGCGAGGCAATCGACTCGGCAGCCCCAGAATCGCCATCTCCTGTGTCGGCCAAGTCGGCGATCGATCGCTGGGCAGCAGTCAACGCCTGCCGGGCCAGCAGTTCGGCTTTGGCGCGCGCCTCAGCGTCTGCCTCGATGCGGTCCAGCGTCGCCGTGCTCGCCTTGAGCAGCCGCCCGCTTCGAGCAATGGACATCCGCTTCTGGAACGGCAGAGGGCCTGGCCGCTTGGACTTGCGGGGGCTATGCATGGCCTTGCTCCTGGGCGGCAGGCTGCGCAAGCTCAGGCCAGATGTCCTGCCAGTCGTTGGGACGAAGGTCTCGGCGTGAGACAGCTCCTTGCGTAGCCAACTCGATAGCCACAGCCGATTTCTCTGGCACAACGCGCTTTCCTGAGGCCCAGCGGGACACATCAGGACGGTGCGCACCGATCAGGTCAGCAAGTTCGCCGACCGACCCACGCCCCTTTTTGGAGATGTACTCATGGAGGTTCATGAGCAAATTATTAGCGACACGCTACACATCGTCAATAGCGCCTCGCGCTTTGCCAAAAGTAGCGTTTTGCTAAACCATCGCCCGATGGATCCGATCGAAGTGACACGCCGCCGACGCCTTGCCATCCTTGTTGATGAAGCTGGGTCTCAGGCCGCGCTCGCTGAAAAAATAGGCAAGGCCCCAGCCCAGATTAGTCAGTGGATACGTGCATTGCCGGATTCGAAAACAGGGAAGCCTCGCTCAATGAGCAAGGAGGCTGCACGCGAAGTCGAGGCGCGCGTAGGAAGACCTTCTGGCTGGATGGACCAACCGATTTCACAGGATGCGGCGCTGATGGAGATGGCTGCTGCTTCCCACCCATCTATACCGTTCTGGCATGCGCCCGATGCAGTTCGAGTCCCTCTGTTGGCCAACTGTGCCAGCATGGGACCTGGTGAGGCGTTGCTAGAGTCCGACGTGATCGTTGGAGACCTCGCCTTGTCACCACATTGGATTAATCAGCACATCCGCCCGCAGAACCCCTGCGAGCTTCGGTTTATTCATGCTTATGGCGACAGCATGGCACCTACGTTCACCGACGGGGATGTACTCCTAGTCGACACTGGGCCGGGAGCCAAGGACCCGCACTCTCGGGAAGGCGTTTATGTACTCCAGGTCGGAGACAAGAATTACGTTAAGCGCGTGAGTCCGACGTTTGATGGAAAACTACAGGTCACAAGCGACAACCCGAGCTCAAAGATTGTCCAGATATTGAATGGCGACCACCAAGTTGTCGTTGTGGGACGCGTTGTATGGGCTTGGAATGGCAGGCGTCTATGATCACTTCTCCAACACATGGAGAGGATCATGCAGAGAACCAGTTCACGCAAGATAGGCGCCGTTTTACTCACAGCATCCACCACAGCCCATGCGGACCGTTACGGTGTTGATGAATCAATGTCGAGCAGCGAAACACCATTCACTGACTTTGTTTGGGGCGCTCTAATTATTGGTGTCATCTATCTCATCTGGAAAAAGTTCTTCGGCTGAGGGTTGCACGACTTCACGGTACAACTTACTGCACTGAAGCTACTTCTGAGTTGCCATCTTCTGATGCTGGCGAGCAACAAACAACGCAACCCCGTTCTGCTCATGCTGACGCCTCTGCCCGCCTTAAGCGGGCTTTTTCATGGCCGTCACGCGACAGGCTGACGCGACAGACTAAATAACTGTACAAAACCACAGCACCCCTGCATACTAGAACTGTGTTTTTACCCAGTCCCAAGGATGCACATGACCACTACCGCCCTCAGCTCGTTCCGCGTCACCCTACAAGACTGCGATGGCATCGAGCACGACATCAAGGCCAAGGCGGAAGCCCGCTTCACCAAGGTGATTGAGCGAAGCTTCCCAAACCAGGAGGCCATGGCCCGGGCCTACAAGCTCTTCAACGATGCGGCCGAGGGCGGCGTGATAAGTAAAGCTGATGAAAAAACAGCGACTTCCTGGCTGAAGGCCGCAGAAGCGGCTCATCAAGCCGGGCTGCAGGGCATTGCTGTAGAAGAGGCATTCTTCGAAGTTCGATTTGCCTGACCTATACGCCTGCGCATGGACCGCCCCCTGCTTCCAAGCGCGCAATCAACGACGTCAGTAACTCAAAAAATTAGCGATGCGCTATTGACTTAAATAGTAGCGATGCGCTAATCTTCGTTCAACGCCTCAGCCACTGCACATGCGGACCGGCCGGGAAGTTGGGCACCACGGCATCGACCGGGCAAGCCCCGGTCTTTCACAAGTTGCAGCCGATGCTTGCCCCACCTGCGGGGCTTTCCGGCACACGCACCAGCGGGCATGGGCCGCTGCTCTGCTCTGGCAGTCCTGCCAGGCCACAGTCCGCCAAAGCGCGGTAGACGGGCAGTTTGGTGAGGCAAACAGGATTGCCAAGATCAGAAACATGTTGAGGTTTACAGGGACACCAAGAACAGCAAGCCCTGCGCGAAAGCGCTGACAGCTCGGAAAGCACGAGCAACACCCATCCCGGACCAAATCCGGGAAAAAAACGCAGCGTCTTGTCACCAGGGCGCTGCGTTTTTTTATGGCGAATCGGGGCGCCTTCTCCCCGCTCTCAAAGGAAAACCATGTCCGAGACCCAAGCGCAACTGGCCAAGCTGTCCGAGTTCGATTTCATCGTCGTTGTGGATGCCAGCGGCTCGATGACCACGGATGACGTGAAGGGCCGCACTCGCTGGCAGGCCGTGCAGGAAACCGCAGAGCAGTTCACCCGTGATCTGGCCAAGCTGGACAGTGATGGCATCGGCCTGGTGGTGTTCAACGGCCAGGCCGTCGATTCGTTCGATGGCGTGGACGCAGGCAAGCTGGCCGAAGTGTTCGCGGCGCGCTCGCCCCGCAGCTCCACCCCGCTGGCCGAGGCCCTGACAGCCGCACTCAAGCTGGCCGGCAAGTCCGACAAGAAGGATTTCATCATCGTCTTCACGGACGGTGTGCCCGACGACAAGACCGCAGCGGCCAAAGTTATCGTGGATGCCTCCAACAAGCTGCAGAGCGACGACGAACTGACCATCCTGTTCGTGCAGGTGGGCCACGACCGCGCCGCAACCGACTACCTGCGCGAGCTGGACGACAACCTCAAGGGCGCCAAGTTCGACATCGTGGACGCCAAGACCGTGGCCGAAGCCGAGTCCTTTGCCAGCACCGCCGACCTGGTGCTGGCCGCCATCGACGGCTGATCATGGTCGATCTCATCCTGCTGGCGTTCTGCGTCGGCATGTTCGCCGCCGGCTTCTGGGCCGGCGCAAAGTTCAAGCGGCCCTCTGAAATGCTCAAGGCCGCGAAGGACTGGCTCAAGTAGAGCCGCATCAACGCCCGCCCCGAGCGTCATCGGGGCAAAACAAAAGAGGCTTCTCGATACGGGAGGCCTCTTTTGTTTCCGCCACCACCACAGGAGAGACCACCGTGACCGTTTCCGCAAGCACAGGCCTGCGCCACGCACAGGCCGCCCAATCCGCCATCGCTACAGCAGGCCTGGGAGCCATCTATGAGGGTACCCCGGCAACCGGCATTCCCGTCAGCCCGGTAGATGCGGCCATCAGCCAAGTCTCCGTAAATGTGCGCGACCTGCAGGCAACCATCCAACGCCTGCGCGCACGGCTGGAGCCGGTGCTCATGCCGAATGACCCTATCGGGCAGGGTAGCCAGACAAACCCCGTGCCGGCCGCGCCCGCCCCGCTGGTGGGCCACATCGAAGACCTGTCCGGTCAGCTGCGCGAATCCTGCACCGCTCTTCAGGACCTGGAGCGGCGCCTGGCGCTGTGATTGCGATGGCGAACACCTTCGGGGCGCGCCTCATTCTCGCCAGGAACGAGAAGGGCCTGAGCCAGTTCACTTTGGCCGAGCGCGCCGACATGGCCCCAACCCAGTTGTCGCGCTACGAAACGGACAAGGTTCGCCCACGCCTTCGCATCGTCAACACGTTGGCGGCGGCGCTTTCTGTCGATCCAGACTGGCTGCTGAACGGCGACGATGACGCTGATCTTGAGCTTGCAGATACAGCGCCCGCGACGCAGTGCAAGCTGCGCATCCCAACGGAAATGCACGGCCGCCTGGTCCAGTTGGCGAGCGCCGCAAACCGCAGCCTCAATGCCGAGATCGTCAGGCGCCTGGCCCAGACCCTGGGCCAGGCGCCTGGCCCAGACCCTGGGCCAGGACTTCGCGGCAGAGCAGCCCGAGGCGCAGCCGGTGCTGGCCGAGATGGCCGGCTACCTGCGGGAGCTGCGCGACATGGCACGGGCGCAGGCTGAGCAATCACGGCTGTCCGCTGCGGCGGCGGCCGATTGAACATGTCCCGGCACAGCGCCGGGGCCATCATGGAAGCGCTCCGAATGGATTCAGTGGGCAGTAGAGCGCGCCCGCAGGCTGAATCCGTTTCCATGATGGTGACGAGAGATGACCACGGGTAGCGTCGTGGCCGTGCCTGGTGCACGGGAGGTACGTAGTCGGCGTGCACTGGGATCTATCTGACCACCCCGGGAAAGTAGCGGGGACCATCAACCAATACCCTGGCCACGGGGTCGCAGAGGCCTCGCAAGCCGCAGCAGGTGGAAGCCCTGCACCTTTTACTCTCCGTTCACATTTGCCCCGCCGTGTGCAGGGTATCGTGGACGCAATCAGTTTCCACGCCGAGCCTGGGCATCCTCCTCCCTCCCTCTCAACTTCCCAGGCACGCCTTCACGGCATCGGCACTTTCCAGCCAGGCCCTGCAGCTTCACAAGTTGCGGGGCCTTTTTGTTTCGTGGGGCCGCTCTCGCGGCATTGGCCCGCCCTGCAGCAATGTGGGGCGGGCGCTTTTTTGGAATCCACCATGAGAACCAGATTCACCCGGCTGCGCGGAGATCGCGGCCAAGCCGCCTATGAGCCGCGCTCTCTTGCCGAATGGAAAGAAGAAGAGCGCCTGCTGGCCGAAGCTGCAGCCCAGCGCCGACAGCAGCAAGCCACCAACCCCACGAATCCGCCTCCTGGCGGATTTGTCGTTTCAGGAGAGCCCAAATGCAACGAGTGACCCCCACTGAGTTCTTCAACCCTGACCCGGATGCGCGCTTTCTGCGCCAGGCGTCCCGCCCTGGCCCTGTGGTCGAGCCGGGCCCGGCGCCCACGCCCGGCCTCTGGCTGCTGCTGTGCTTGGCCGTGGTCGTGGCCCTGGCGCTCAGCGCCTGCGCCGATGCCGGTGCTGCCCAGGAGCCCGTGGCCAGCGCAGCGGACGTGCAGCGCGCGCACAGCGCTGCCCAGGCCTGCCCACCCGGTCATGCCGTGGTCTGGAACGGCCCGCAATCCATGGAATGCCTCCGTGAGCTGCCATGACCAAACTCCTCGGCTTTTTCCTCTGGTCGGCCTTCTCGGCTGCCAGCCTTGTCGCTGCGGCCGCCATCTCCGGAGCACCCCTTTTCTGAACCTGGAGCACCAGCTCATGAGCCAATCCACAGACCCCATCGAAGGCGTGCGCGTCACCCACGAGATCACGTCCAACCACCACGCCCATGCCATGACGCACGTGGCCGAGCCCATCCTCGAAATCCTGAGCGATTACGGCCAGCGCAATGGCAACACGGTCGCCCTCTACGGCGGCCTGTATGCCCTGGGCTGCGCCCTGGCCAGCATCGGCGCGAACCTGGAGCCCGGCGTGGATCTGCGTCAGCAGCTCGAACCGATGCTCGCCGGCTACCAGGCGATGCGCGAGTCCCAGGCGAAGGCACAGGCCCACTGATCGCCATGCCGAATCCCGAGAAGCTCAACCTCACGCAGATCTGCGAGGAGTTCGCGCCCGTCTTCAAGCTCAGCGCAGAAGGGCTGGCTTTCCTGCGAGTGCCCCATGAAATCGAACGTCGCGCTGTACTACTGCGGAAGACTCAGCTGGTCATTCTGACCGACGCCCTAATCGATTTCCTCTATGTGAAGCGCGAGGAATTCCTGGCCGGGCCCACGCCGCGCGTGCCTGCGATCCCCGCCCCCACCATCCAGCACCTGCCGGCCGACGACACCGAAGGCGGCGCGATATAGCCGACCCTCCCCTGCTCTCCCTCAAAGCCCACCACCTGGTGGGCATTTTTTTGCCTCAACCAGATAGGAGCATCCCGTGAGCAAGCTCATCAATCCCACCCTCAAATCCAGGCGCCAGGCCTTCGCCGACTTCCTGGCAAACAGCGCGCCCTTCCTGGGCGAGGAAGCCACCGAGGCCCTGAACGACCTGGTGCACGCCACCACGGAAACGGGCAAAGCCGGCTCGCTCACCTTGACCATCAAGATGAAGCCGATCGGTGGCAAGGCCGGCCAGATGGAGCTGGACACCGATGTGAAGACCAAGCTGCCCGCGCCCACGAAGGGCCGAACCATCCTCTTCACCACCCCCGACAACAACCTGCAGCGCAGCGATCCACGCCAGCAAACGCTGGACGGCGTGCGCGACGTGTCGCAGGAATCCATTGCCCAGAAGGAGCTGCGCCAAACCGCCGCAGCCCCTGAGCAGCAGCCCGGCCTGCGCGTCGTCGGCTGACTCCCATTCCCTCAACCCAGTCCCTCAAGGAGAACCCCGTGGACCTGCAAGACACCAAGACCGAAACCGCCAGCCGTGAAATCCAGGCAGCCAGCCATCAAGCCGTACGCTTCGTCGGAGCCGGCGCACCCATCGTGCTGCTCCCCGAAGGCTTCACCGCTGAAGACCTGAGCCACACGCTCGCGGCTCCGACCCGCAAGAAGGGCACGGTGCAGTTGAACGATGCCGAATCGTTCATCGCCGTGGTCAACGACCAGAAGGGTGAATCCACTCGTCTGTTCAGCACCATCGACCCGCCCACCTTCACTGCCGTGTTCAATCACATCGCGTTCGGCAGTGGCTGGGGCGATCACCAAGCTCGCTACAACGCTCCCCTCTCGCCGGAGTGGAAGGCGTGGACAGGCATGGATGGCAAGAAGGTGGGCCAGGTCGATCTCGCGCAGTTCATCGAGAGCAACCTGGTCGATGTCGTCTACATCGCAGCCGACCCTGCCACTCGCGAACCTGGCAGCCCGGACGGCTCTACATTGCTGGAGGTGTGCCGCACGCTGGAAGCCAAGAAGAAGGTGGACTTCAAGAGCAGCGTACGCCTCTCGGACGGCTCGACCCAGTTCACCTACGACGAAGACGTGCAGGGCAGCGCGCGCCAGGGCCAACTTCAGGTGCCCGAGCAGTTCAGCCTGGGCATTCCCGTCTTCGAGAACGGCGACAAGTGGCGTGTGGATGTACGCTTCCGCTACCGCATCGACGGCGGCAACCTCGTCATGTGGTTGGAGCTGGTCCGTCCGCACAAGGTGGTTGAGCAGGCCGTGAAGGACCTGCGCGAAAAGATCGCCGCCGCCACCGAGCTGCAGATCCTCAACGGCGCGCCGAACACCGCGCGCAACTGATTGCGGGGGCGCCTATCTTGGGCGCCCTTTGCGAACTCCCCCGCCATGGCCACACCACCTGAAAAGGTCTGCACCACCTGCGGCGAGCCCTGGCCCGCCGACGTGGGCTTCTTTCGCGCCCTGGTCAAAAGCCCCGACGGGCTGGCCGACCAGTGCAACGCCTGCGTATGTGACAAGTACCGCCGCTATCGCATCCGCAACCCCTCCCGCCCGCGCGCCACCGACATGCTCGCCAGTATCTGGATGCGGCCAGCGGCCCCAGCCTCAACAGCATGAACCAAGACACAGAACACCAGCCCACGCGCGCCGAGCGCGATCTGCCAGCCGCGCGCCGCGCCGCCGAACGTGCCCGCGCCATCTGGTGGGAAGAGCAGAAGCCCACGCACTGCTTCGGCTGTGGCGCCGAACTGCCAGAAGACCACCACCGCGGCGATGCCCTGCCCTGCGGCCATTGAGCACCAATCCAAGAAAGGAAACCTGATGTCCGAATACCAGAACCTGCTGGCTCAGAAAGCCGCCCTCGAAGCCCAGATCGCTACCGCTCAGGCAGAGGCCAAAGCGAAAGCCGTGACCGAAGCCCGCGCGCTGATCCATGAGCACGGCCTGACCGCTGCCGATGTCTTCCCCGCCGCGAAGGCAAAGGGCAGCGTGGGCGCCCCGAAGTACCGCGACCCAGCCACAGGGGTCACTTGGACCGGGCGCGGCAAGCCCCCGAACTGGATCAATGGGAAGGACCGTGCTCCGTTCCTGATCGCTCCCACCGAATAGGCCGCAACCAAGAACCAGGAGCCAACCATGCGCATGATGTGCCCCCACTGCAGCGAGTTTGCATACACCCGCACCAGCCTGCCGCTGACCAACACCAGCCGCGAGACCATCTTCCAGTGCCGCAACATCGACTGCGGTCATGTCTTCTCGGCGGTCACCGAGATCAACCGGACGATCGTGCCAAGCGCCAGGCCGAACCCACTGGTGATTCTTCCAATGGGGGCGCGGATACGGCGGACCGAGGAAGGTTCGCAACCCCGCAAGGCCATCAAGCCTCCGTCTGAGCCCAAATTCCGAAATCCAGATACAGGCGCAACCTGGACTGGACACGGCAGGGCCCCAGGGTGGATTGCCGGAAAGGACCGAACGCCCTTCCAAATCACACCCGCCTGACCGAGGCATGAGCACAGCGCATGGGCGCTGTCCTGATACCTCCCCTCCCACTTTCAACCCCGGCCGCCATCGAGCGGCCTTTTTTATGGAGCCTCGCTATGAACGTCCACATCGGCACCAACACGGCGCCCATCATCTTCGTCCCTTCGCCCGAAGCCATGGCCAGCATGGAGGCTCTCATGAAGGGCCTGGGCCGCGTCGAGATCGCCACCCCGGCTGCGCCCGTTACCGCTCGCCCCGCCATCGGCGACTACTGGGAGGGTCAGGGCGGCCACTTCGCGGGCGACTTCCGGGGCTCCGATGGCTCGGTCTACGGACTGATCGTCGCGCCCGGCGAGGACGTAGGCCGTGCCGCCTGGGGTCCGACCGGCGAGCGCGAGCTGTCCGACTGGGACGGCCTGGCCAACACCGCCCGCCTGCGCAACGAATGCCCCGCCGCAAAGCTGGCGGTCGGCTATGAGCGCGATGAACACAGCGACTTCTACCTGCCAGGCCGCCGCGAGCTGCAGCTGGCCGCCGCCAACGTGCCCCACCTGTTCGGCAAAGAGTCCTGGTACTGGAGCAGCACGCCGCACAGCGAGGACTACGCCTGGGCTGTCGATTTCGAGGACGGCAGCTCGAGCCTCTACTACCGGTACAACGAGTTCCGAGTTCGGCCTTTCCGCAGATTCATTTATTGATCCCTTCACCCCTTTCTTCACCCTCAACCACCCAGCAGGAGCATCCATATGAGCAAGTCCATTCCCGCAATTGGCCAGGCCTGGCCCGAGCAAGGCGGCATCTACATCGGCACCCGCCTGATCGATGGCGCCGTCCATCACGTTGTCATCCCTGGCGGTGTCGAGCACGACATCAAAGACGTGGCATTCAAGGGCGTTCAGACCTGCATTCCGACCGAGTTGAACGGCCAGGGAGATTGGCGCGCGCCTGACCAAGAGGACCTGATGCTGGCTTGGATCAACGCCCGTGAGCACTTCGAAAAGAAGGGCATCGCAAGCGTGTACTGGTCTCGCACCGAGCGCGGCGACTGGGCCTGGGCTGTCGATTTCGAGAACGGCATCACGGGCTTCAGCCGCCGGTACGACGAGTTCCGAGTTCGGCCTTTCCGCAGTTTTCCCGATTCAGCCCTTTAACCCTTCGCGGGCGTAGCCCGCCCTATACCGATGGCCCTGCACACTGACACCGAGATCTACAAGGCGACCTACGCACTGGCCCAGCTCGTCACACAGCTGGTCGCCAACATGCCCCGGAACTTCAAGGCCGACTTTGGCGCCGGCATGCGCAGGCAGTGCATGGCTCTTGTCATGCGAACCTACCAGGCCAACACCAGCCAGGAGAAAGCTCCGATCCTGGGTCTGATGCGCGAGGAAGTGGAGGTCATCAACCTCTCGCTGCGCCTCGCCGTCGATCTGCGCCTGATCTCGCACAAGCAGTTTGCACGCGCCATCGCCCTGACCACCAGCATCAGCAAACAGGCTACGGGCTGGCAGAAACACTCGGAACGCGCGCCCGCCGCCGGCCTGTCACGGCAAGTCGGCCATGGCGCCTTGGAATCTGGTCGAGCCGCTGGGCCACAAGCCCACCGACAGGCGCAGCAGGGATATCGCCGGCGGCAGCCGTAGTGATCCCGCGTAGTTCGCCCGCTGAACACTCGGCGGGCCGACGTGAACGCTCGACACCCCTGGGCTGTCGATTTCGAGAACGGCAACACGAACAACAACAACCGGAACAACGAGTTCCGAGTTCGGCCTTTCCGCATATCCCACCGAGAGTTTCTATGGATTCAGGCTACTCGTTCGAAAAGCTGGTGCAGGCGTATTTCGACTGCCGCCGGCACAAACGCAATACCGCCAGCGCGCTCCGATTCGAGCAGGAGCTGGAGCGCAACCTGGTAGATCTCCATGAGGAGCTGAGCGACGGAAGTTACCGCCCCGGGCGCTCCATCTGCTTCGCAATCAGCCGGCCACGGCCGCGCGAGGTCTGGGCCTCGGGCTTCCGCGACCGCATCGTGCACCACCTGCTCTACAACCAGGTAGCCGACCGCTTCCACCGCCGATTCATCGCAGACTCCTGCGCCTGCATCGCCGGGCGCGGCACGCTGTACGCGGCCCAGCGGCTGGAGGCAAAGGTGCGCAGCCAGACGCAGAACTGGACGCGGCCAGGCTTCTACCTGAAGTGCGATCTTGCCAACTTCTTCGTCAGCATCGACAAGCGCGTGCTGTGGCCGCTGCTGGTACGCCAGATCCACGAACCGTGGTGGCGCGGCCTGTGCAAGATGGTGCTGTTTCACGATCCGCGTGAGGACTATCTTGTGCGCGGCAGCGCCGCCACGCTGGCCGCCGTGCCACCGCACAAGCGCCTGTCCAACGCAGTCCGGCACCAGGGGCTGCCGATCGGCAACCTGAGCAGCCAGTTCTTTGCGAACGTCCTGCTCAATGAGGTTGACCAGCACGTCAAGCACGCCATCCGCTGCCGGCACTACACGCGCTACGTCGATGACATGGTGCTGCTGCACGAATCGCCTCAGTGGCTGGGCCAGGCCCTGCACAGCATCGAAGCCAAGCTGCCGGACCTGGGGCTTGCGCTCAACCCACGCAAGACCGTGATCCAGCCAATTGCGCGCGGCATCGACTACGTGGGCCAGGTCATCAAGCCATGGCGCCGAGTCACCCGCCCGCGAACTCTGCACCAGGCGCTCAGCCGGCTGGAGGCCATGCCCGCTGCCGATGTCTACGCCAGCGGCAACAGCTATCTCGGCCTGGCGCGCCAAGCCAGCGCCAGCCACAACGCCCAGGTGCAGATCTGCCGGGCTCTGCTCAGGCGAGGGTATGCCGTCGAAGGACTGCACCTCACCAAAGCATTCCGCCGCGCGATCTGACTTCGCGCCCTCCACCGAAGCCCTCCCGGTATGCCGCGAGGGCTTTTCTGTTTCTGCCCCATGACCCCGACCCCACCCCAGTGCCAGCAGCTGCTGCAGCGCGCAGGCCACGTCATCAACACCACTGCCACCTCGTGGCGCATCCCACAGGAATCGCATGGCCAATAGATTTGCCGCGCTCGATGCGGCCCTGCTGGACGCCCTGGCGACAGGGCCGAAGCACTCACGGCAACTCCACCAGATCGACACCGTGGTGCAGGCCGACCTGGCCACGCCCCGAGCCTGGAACGCCCTCACCGCAATCCAGTCCCGACTGCAGGCCTTGCGCCGCGCCGGCCGAATCTCCCACACAGCTACCAAAGGGTGGCGCATCACCAAGGAAGCCTCATGACAGCAATTCAACGCTTTGCCATCCACGGCACCATCATGAATCCCCACTCCAACGGCCCGTATGTGCGCCATGAGGACCATCTGGCCGCGATGCAGGCAAGGTGCCTGGCCCAGATCGAGGAGCCGGCCCAGCCCGTATGCTGGATTCGGTTTTGCAGCGATGGCAGCACCGAGGGGCCGATCATGCACAGCCAGATCTGCGAAGCGCGCAAGACCTCTGGCGCCTGGACGCCGCTCTACGCCGGGGCAGCGCCTGCCGCTGTGGCTGGGCCGGCCCTGGACGTGACTCTGGACGAGGACCAGGCCGGCCTGCTGCGCGACATGCTGGGCGACCACGCCGAGTATCCTGAAGCGATCACTGTCCGCCTTATGGTGGGCGACGGCCACAGCGGACATGGCCTGTATGTCGCTCAGGCCGAGTACCAGGACGAAGGCGCTGTGTTGCTGGCCTCCCTGCCCGCTCCAGCAGCGCCCGCCCTGGAAGCGCCTGCAACCAGTCTGCGGGATGCGGCTGCAAACGCGCTGGCTGCACTGGAGCGGACACAGCATGCGTCCGATGCAGATCGCCTCGCTGCCGCAGACCAACTGCGTGCCGCGCTGGCAGCAGCGCCCCAGGCACCAGCTGCGCCCTCGGCCATTGCAACGCAGGTCATCGAGAACCTACTGCAGTTAGCCCGCATCGTGAACACGGCAGTGGAGGACTGGGGCGAGTCGTTCGAGGATGGCTCCAGCGAGGTCACGTTCCACAAGGAAGAGGCCGACAAGCTGGAAGAGATCCTCGAATTCTTCGACAGCCTGCCGGACGCGCCGCCAGAGGAAGGTGTGATTCTGAGCGGTCCGTCCCGGGCGGCGCGTGTGCTTCGCGCCATGGCAGCACCTGCTGCGCCCGTGGTTGATGCCGGCGGCCAGGTTCTGGGCGAGTGGCCGCGCGTCTCAGGCGTCGGCCGCGATGCAGAGAGCCCGCGCACACTGCTGCTGTACCTGCAGACAGAGGCT